ATGGCGACCTTCCAAACACGCGGCGGCCGGTGCCGCGCCATTGTGCGCCGCAAGGGGCACCAGACCCAATCCCGGACCTTTCCTACCAAGACCGCGGCCAAGGCCTGGGCGGACCGTGTAGAGCGGGAAATGGCCGCGTTCGAGGCCCGAGGCGGTACGCCTGGCGAGGATGTCACGATCGGGAAGCTGATCGACTGGCGGATAGAGGAGCTGGCCAAGGTGAAGGCGGTCGGCAAGACGCAGTCAGGCAACCTGACCCGCTTGCGCGAGGGACTGGGCGAGATCGAGGCGCGGCGGCTCACGGCGAACGACGTCATCGCCCACGCGCGGCGACGGATCCACGGCGAGCACATGATGCCGAACGGCAAGATCATCCCGGCCGTCTCGCCGGCGACCATGAATGTCGAGCTCGGCTACCTGACCGAGTTGCTGAAACTGGCGGGCCCCATGAAGGGCGTGAAGCTCGCAGCGGATCCGGTAGCAGAGGCACGCCCAGTGCTGCGCCTGTTGAAGATGGTGGGCAAGTCGAAACATCGCGACCGTCGCCCCACCGCCGGCGAGCTCGATCGGCTGCGGGCCCACTTCGCGGCCGCCGAGTGGCGATCGGCCATTCCGATGAACGACATCATCGACTTCGCGATCAAGACCGCGAAGCGTGAGAGCGAGATCACCAGGCTGTTGTGGTCTGACCTGGACGCTAAGACGCGCACGGCGCTCCTGCGTGATGCAAAGCACCCGCGACAGAAGATCGGCAACCACAAGCGCTTCGCGCTACTGGGCGACGCCTGGGACCTGGTGCAGCGACAGCCCAAGATCGACGGCGAGGACAGGATCTTCCCCTACAAGCCGTCGTCTGTCGGGACCGCCTTTACCCGTGCATGCGCGAAGCTGGCCATCATCGACCTCCACTTCCACGATCTGCGCCACGAGGCTACTTCACGCCTGTTCGAGGCGGGCTATGACATCCCCGAGGTGGCGTCGGTGACCCTGCACTCGTCCTGGAACGAGCTCAAGCGCTACACCCAGCTGCGGCCCGAGTCGCTTCACCGTCAGCCGGCAACCCCGCCGGCCGATGGAGGACCCACGCCATAGCGAGCCGGCACGGAGGTTCATCGATCGAGGGCGGCCGCTGGGCCGCCTTCGTCGTTTCCAGGCGGTGGCCAGGCGTCTGAGATCAGCGAGCGAGAGGAGCAACGGCGATCGGTCTGCCGCCCATATCAAGAAAAATTGGAGACCCATCGGGAAGAGGTTACAAAGGTTACATGCCCAATCGATCAACCATATTTTTCATATATATCAATTACTTATCTATCTATCTTAAGAGTTACATTTGGGTAACATCGGGGTTACTGGATTACCTTTTCCGAAGGTTACATGGTGGGCGATTCGGCCCCTTTAAAATCAATGACATAACCTCGGTCCATGCCGGATGTAACCTCGGATTACCTCTTGGGGTAACCCCGGGTTAATCAATTAATTCAATGGCTTAGGCCGAAGGCGGCGGGCCATGTAACCGTGTTACCTGTTTCCGATGGTCATCCAAAAATTTCGGCATCGCTGGCGAGCCCGCAGGAGCGGCTGCGAGAGGGCGTGCGGCCGCAGGGGTCCGCAGGGTCGGGCACAGCCCTAGGACGGCAGCAGCGGCCCGCCACGACGCCTTCCCGCCGATGCCGAAGGGGTGCAGAAAAAACGGGGGATAAAGACCGCAGGCGTGGCGGGGCGACGACTGCGCGCGCCGGGGGCTGAGCGCTCGGAGACGCCCTTTCGGGGCCTCTCCGGCCCATCCCGGCCCCTCTCGGCACCCTCCCGCGCCTCCTAGCCGCCCGGCACGGCCCCCGACGGCACCAGGCGGGCCCGGGCAGGGCTCGGGTCGGGATGCGGTCGGGACTAGGCGGGACGACAGCGGCAGGGCGCTGACGGCCGCGGTGCTTGCGCTCACGCCTGTTGACCCATACCGTATATTTGGGGTTTTATGCGCTGGCTTTTGGCCGGCGCTTCGCGTGCGCGCTGCGCCGATGCGACGCCTCGGCAGCCGAAGAATTCGCGACGCGGCGTCACGCGCGCCAGCGCTACGGTGAGGCCATGCAACTGCGCCTGGCCAAGTTCCATTTCGTCGGTGTCTTCGAGGATCTCCTCGGCATCCGCCCACCGCCGCCAGGGCAGACGGGCGACACCAACCACACCTGGCGCATGGCGCCCGGCACCTATCCGCGCGGCTTCGGCCGAAAGTCATACGGTGGCGAAGGCGTGGTGACCGAGCTCTGGGATCCAGCCCGCCCGGCGATCTGGGATCTCGATCTGCCGAACGCCATCGATGGCGGATTCGCGGTCTTCGCCAGCGGTGTCCTAGTACGCGATCCTGATGGCTGGCGATACTTCGAGGCCCCGGATCGCGAGCCGCTGTTGCTGGCGGGCGTCGTGCGCGGCTCCGCGATGTCGATCGTGACCAGCACCCAGGCGCGATTGCCCTACGTGGTGCCGGAGCATCTGGCACCCGCGTGGGTACGTGCCAAGTCCTCGCCGGTCGAGCTGCTGAAGCTCATGCCAGCTGTGGAACGCGCGTGGTTCCGCTTCTGGCCCGTCGAAAGCCCGGACGATGAGCAAGAAGACACAGCGGCGGTTATCACCCCCGCGCCCTATTGAAGTGACGCGGCTAGAATCTGAATGAGTGAATCAGGGGATCCGCGATGGCTTTTGAAACACCACGCTACAGCCGCCGGCAGGTGAAGCTCGCCGGCGAAAGCCTGCGCGCTGTTCCGATCGTGAGCGAGGACGTTTACCGAGCGCTGCCAATTATCAGCAACTGGCGCGCAGCCCACGCCTATCCGCTCAACACCTTCCAGGCCACCTTACGGAAGAAGCTGAATGCCCTGGGCCTCCATGGGCAGGAAGTTGTAGTCGGTCAACGCCTAAAACGCCTACCTTCAATCGCGGCCAAGCTCGATAGGTTTCACACAATGGCACTCGACAGAATGCAGGACATCGCGGGTCTGCGAGCTGTCCTCCCAGGGGTGAAGAAGCTACAGCTGTTAGCCCACAGCTATTACGATGCATCCCGCTTCACACACGAACTGCGCCAGGTCCACGACTACGTGGCCGCCCCAAAGCCGGATGGTTATCGAAGCATCCACCTGGTCTACAGGTACAACAACCCGCGCGCCCCCGCTTACGAAGGATTGCACGTAGAGCTTCAGCTGCGCACTGCCCTTCAGCATGCGTGGGCTACTGCTGTTGAGACCGTGGACGCCTTCGCGAATCAGGCGATCAAGGCTGGCCGTGCGGAGCCACAGTGGGCAGAGTTCTTCACGCTCGCGAGCGCCGCTTTTGCTTTCACCGAAGGGTCGCCTAGACCTGCCCACTTGGAACACCTGACGGTGGATGAGGTGCATGCAGCACTTGCGGAATCCGAGAGGCACCTGAACGTGCTGATCAGACTGCGCGGCTTCAGTGTCGCTGCGGACAAAATTCACGAAAGCGGAAAATCTTCGGGTTATCACTTGGTGGTGCTGAACACACAGGACCGCACGCTCTCAATCAAGTCCTACAGCATCGCTGAGCTAGACGCGGCCACCGAGGCCTACACCGCCACCGAGCAGCGCGCAGCGAGCGGCGAGCCCTTGGACGCCGTGCTCGTGGCCGGCGGCAGCGTCAACCAGCTTCGAAAGACCTATCCGAACTACTTCCTGGACGCCAGCGTTTTCCTGGACTATGTGGGCCGCATCTGCGTGCGAGAAAACGCCAAAGCCCACGATGGGCACCGCTGAAGCTGCCTGCGCGCCGACAAGCGCGCCCGGCGCTCACAACCCAGGTTCGTCCGGCCGCCCGCGTCACGCCGCCGCACCGGGCAGATTCAACGGCTCGAAGCGGATCACTTCCTCGCCGATCCACTCGTTCAACGCCTGCAGCCGTCGCTGTAGCGGCTCAAGCTCATTCATCGCCCAGACCAGGGCCGCGTCGCGGATCGAGCCGAAGCCGCCGGCGTTCTGCGGCACGACGCCCAGCAGCTGCGGCGGGATCCGCAGCACCGCCAGCACGTCATCGCGGGTGGTGCTCTTGATGCCCGTGAACTCGTCGCGCGCCGCCACCTCGCTGACCGGGATCAGCTGAAGGCCGTCCTTCTTGCCGTTCGGCGCGTGCAGGAACAGGTTGCGGAAATTGCCCGGCCCACGCGCGCTTTTCAACGCCGTGCGGATGGCATCGACGTCTTCATCATCCACCGCCGCATCGGTGAGGTAGAGGATGAAGCCCGCGTGGGATCCGTTGTTGTAGTACTTGCGCCGGAACAGCGTCGCCGACTCATTGAGCAGAGCCGATTGGAGTCCCGCCAGCCACTCGGGCAACCCGTAAATCTCCTGGTCCACGTCGGCCGCACGCAGCTGGTACACGCTCCCGGCGCGGAACTCGTGGAGGCTGCGCCAGTCGGCGATCTGGAAGAAGACGCCGGCATCCACGCCGCGCCGCATGTACTTGGCCAGCGGCACCTGCAGCGAAAGCGGCTGGCCCAGCATCGAGTCGCGCCGCTCCACGTAGGCCATGCCGAAGTGGACATAGTCGGTGGCCAGCTGCTCGAACACCGGGCGCGACATCAGCCTGTGCGGGACAAAGGTGCGGGTCAGCATGTTGGCCTTGAACTGCAGGCCGGACTTCAGATAAACATTCGACCGCGTCGTTTTCGACAAGCCCTCCAGCGACACCGGCGGCTCGTAGTAGCGGTCGATCGTGCCGCACTCGATATAGTCGAGGATGCCGCGCGAATCGAGGACCGGCGTCGGATCACCGAAGCTGAAGACGGTCATCCGGTCAGGCGCGGGCATCGTGCCCGTATCCGGCGCGGTTTCGGTGGTGAGGGGCATCAGGCAATCTCCAGGGTACTGCGCCGAGCCCGTGCGTGCGGGCCTTCCAGCGGTTCGTTGTGCAGCGCATGGAACAGGGCCCAAGCCAGATCGGCATGCCCAGTATCTTCCTTGCGATCCGCGATATAGGTCATCTGCCGCCCGCTGGCGGTCATCGTCTTCTTGATCGACATCAGCGACTGCGGGATGTCGGTCCAGCCGGCATCCCACTCGATGCGGCCGTTGCTGATCACGTCGAAGGCCTTCATCACCAGGCGAGACTTGACCTCGGGCGAGTAGCTGAAGGTGGTCACGGCCGGGAAGAAGGTCTTGACGATCTGGGCGACACCCGTGCCCATGCCCGTGGTGTCGATGCCGATATAGGTCACCCAGTACCGATCGGTGATCTTGCGGATCGCCTCGGCCTGGCCGGCGAAGTCCTGGTTGCGGAACTGCATGCGTTCGAGCACGCGGAACTTGCCGCCCTGTTCCTGCGGCGGGGCCAGCACCACCAAGCCAGCACTGTCCCCGGTTTCGGCAGGGTCATACCCGATCCACACGGGGCGATCGCCGAAGGGCCGGCGGGCGAAGGGTTTGAAGTCTCCCGCCCACTCGATCCAGCTATCGACGCCGCACGGCTGCAGCATCACCAGCGGGAACACGCTGGCGCTGTCGTCGACGAACTCGCACATCAGCAGATTCGCGAAGGCGTCCGGGCTGTACTCCTCCCGCAGTTCGTCGATGTCGAACAGGTCGCACCCGCGCCGCGCGGCGTCCATGATCGTGACGATCTGGCGCCACACACGGTCCTCGCAGGCGCGGCCGCCCGCCAGCGCGCCGTGGGTCACGTCCAGCTTGATGCGATCGGACATAGGCTTGCCGCGGTTGCGGCGCTCGCCCGTCCAGAACGGATAGGCCTGGTGGGCCATGCTCGAAGGCGTGCTGAAGTAGGTCTTGCGCCACTTTTTATGCATCGCCATGCCGCTGGCAACCTTGTTCAGCTCGTCGAAGCCGTGCGTCCAGAAGAATTCGTCGAAGTAAAAGTTCCCGTGATAGCCCTGCGCGGTGCGGGCGTTGGTGCCCAGGAAGAACAGCTCGGCGCCGTTGGCCAGCACGATGCTGTCGGCACCCCGAAGATCCTTGTCCAAGGTCTCGCGCACGAAGGCCTGCATGTAGCCGCGAAACAGGAACGCCTGCGCCTTGGACGCGCTGAGGAAGATCTGGTTACGCCCGGTGGTCAGCGCGTCGATCAGCGCTTCCCGGGCGAAGTAGTAGGTCGCACCGATCTGGCGGGACTTGAGGATGGCGCGTGTGCGCTGATTGCCGGCCCGATACCAGTCCTTCTGGTAGTCGAAGCAACCATCAAGGAAGGCCTCGGTCAGCTGCTCGATGTCATCTTCGGTGAAGTCGTTGCGCTTGGGCTTCTTCTTCTCGCCCGCGTTGCGGTTGGCCACCGCCGGGTTCAGGTCGGCTTCGTTGCCGCCCCCCTGGTACCGCTGGATGCGTGCCTGCCGCTCCAGCTGGCGGTGCAGCAGGTCAATCTCCTTATAGTCGCCGCCGGTCTTCTCCGGCTTCATGATCAGGATGACCAGGCGCGCCTCCAGCGCCCCGCCGATCCGCTCGATGTTGTCGGCGCGGTCCCACTCGTCACGCGCCTTCCAGCTGTGTATGGTCTTTTCGTTCTCGCCGGTGGCCTGCGCGATATCGCACACCCGCCACCCCATCCAATACAGGAACTTAGCCTGCCGGCGGGTATCCATGGGGAGCTGGTCAACGAGCGCATTCACCCAGTTAGGGTGACTTCCAGCCCCGCCCGCATACAGAAATCACCCGCGTAACAGCGGCCTTTACAACGCCACCGCGTTGATGGGTTTCCAACCCCTGCTGACCATGAGCACTCAAGCGCAAAGCGCGCTACGTGCACATCAGCAGAGGAAACCATGGCCGGCCAGACCCAGACCAAGAAGTACCGCAGCAAGTTCTTCCGCGTGGCCGTCGAAGGCGGCACGACCGATGGTCGCGTGATCGAGCGCAGCTGGCTGACCGACATGGCCGCGACCTACGACGCGACCAAGTACGGCGCCCGGATCTGGATGGAGCACATCCGCAGCACGCTGGCCGACAGCCCCTTCAGCGCGTATGGCGACGTGGTCGCGCTCAAGGCCGAGGAGATCGAACTGGACGGCCAGAAGAAGATGGCCCTGTTCGCGCAGATCGAGCCGACCGAGCGCATGGTCAACATGGTCAACGTGCTCAAGCAGAAGATCTACACCAGCATCGAGGTGGCCGAGAAGTTCGCGGGCACCACCAAGGCCTACCTGGTCGGCCTGGGCATCACCGACACCCCGGCCAGCCTGGGCACCGAGCGGCTGGCCTTCGCTGCCCAGCACCCGGACGCGAAGATCTTCGGCCACCTCAAGCAGAACGCCGAGAACCTGTTCAGCGCCGCGGTGGAGGCGGCCATCGAGTTCGAGGAAGTCACCGCCGAACCCACCGCGCTGGACAAGCTCATGAGCACCTTCGCGGCGGCGATGGCCCGCATCTCCGGCGGTGAGGCCGTCAAGCCGGCGCCGGCCGCCAACACCACCAGCGCGGACTTCGCAGCCCTGCTGGAGCCGCTGTCCGCGATCAGCGAGCACCTGAAGACCCAGGGCACCCAGTTCGCCCAGCTGCAGCGCGACCTGACGAAGCTGCAGTCGGATCACCAGACCCTCTCCGCGCGGCTGGCGACCACGCCCGACCCGGCGCAGCCCCACCGTCCGGCGAACACCGGCACCCCTCAGACCGCCACGACCGACTGCTGATCGCCCAGCAGCAGCCCCGCGCCCCCGCACAGCACCCCCGGAGACCCTGCACCATGCTCAACACCACCCGCCTCGCCTTCGCGACCTACCTGGCCACCCTGGCGAGCCTCAACGGCGTCGCCAGCGCCACCGAACAGTTCAACGTCGATCCGAGCATCCAGCAGAAGCTGGAGACCCGCATCCAGGAGTCCAGCGCCTTCCTCAAGGCCATCAACGTGCTGGGCGTGCAGGAGCTCAAGGGGCAGAAGGTCGGCATCGGCGTGTCCAGCACCATCGCGGGCCGCACCGATACCACCGGTGCCGGCGTGCGTCAGCCGCGCGACGTCTCCGCCCTGGACCAGCAGGGCTACGAGGCCTTCCACACCGACTTCGACACCGCCGTGCGCTACTCGCTGCTCGACGCGTGGGCCCGCTTCCCCGACTTCCAGACGCGCCTGCGCGATGCGATCGCCCAGCGCCAGGCACTGGACCGCCTGATGATTGGCTTCAACGGCACCAGCGCCGCAGCCACCACCAACCGCGTCGCGAATCCGAATCTGGAAGACGTCAACATCGGCTGGCTGCAGCAGTACCGCAACAACGCTGCCGCCCGCGTCATGAAGGACGGCGCCACCGCCGGCGCCGTCAAGGTCGGCGCCACCGGCGACTATAAGAACCTGGACGCGCTGGTCTACGACGCGGTCAGCTCGCTGATCGACCCGTGGAACCGTCAGAACCCGGGTCTGGTGGTGGTGACCGGCCGCGACACGCTGCACGACAAGTTCTTCCCGATGGTCAACAAGGAACAGCCGGCCACCGAGAGCCTGGCCACCGACGTGATCCTGTCCCAGCGCCGCATGGGCGGGCTGCCGGTGGCCGAAGTGCCCTACATGCCGCAGGGCACGCTGCTCATCACCGCCCTGAACAACCTGTCGCTGTACTGGCAGATCGACGGCCGCCGCCGCTACATCAAGGACGAGCCGGAGAAGAACCGCATCGCCAACTACGAGTCTTCCAACGATGCCTATGTCGTGGAGGACTACGGGCTGGGCTGCGTGGTCGAGAACGTCGAGTTCGAGGCCTAAGCCGCCATGGCCGACAGCCCAGCAAAGCGCCACCTCAGCCGCGTGCGCGCGGCTGAGGAAGCGTCGCGGCGCCGCGACGGTGATCCCATGGACGGGTGCACCGAGTACCAGCTGCAGATGCTGCAGCTGCAGGACCATCGCCTGCGGCTCAAGAACATCCAGTCGGCCGAGGGCAAGGCCGCGCTGAAACGGGAGATCTTGCCCGACTACGCGCCCTATCTGGCCGGCGTCCTGGAAGCCGACGCCGGCGGCCAGAATGAAGTGGTCACCACCGCCATGGTGTGGTCGATCGATGCCGGTGACTTCGAGGGCGCGCTGCTGCTGGCCGACTACGTGCTGCGCCACAAGCTGGCCATGCCGGACAGGTTCAGCCGCACCACGGGCTGCCTGATCGCCGAGGAGATCGCCGAAGCCGCGCTCAAAGCGCAGCAGGCCGGCCATGACTTCGACCCGGACGTACTGGCCCGCGCCGCGCGGCTCACCGTCGCCGAGGACATGCCGGATGAGGTACGCGCGAAGCTGTTCCTCGCCGCAGGCCGTGGCGTGATCCGTACCGCCACCGACGAAGCCCCGCCGTCGGCCGAGGCCCTGCAGCAGTGCGTCACCGACCTGAAGCGTGCGATCGCGCTGCACGACGGGTGCGGTGCCAAGAAGGATCTGGAGCGCGCCGAGCGCCTCCTGAAGAAACAGACCGCCCACAGCGGTTGACCGAGCGTCCCACGCAACCCCGCCGGCTCGGGGCTGATCCGAACGAACTCTCTCCCGTTCGGTGAAGCCCCGACCACCGGCGATCTATTCGAGCGTCCATGTCCGCATTCGTCGCCAACGGAACCGCAGCCCCCGCAACGGAGATTCAATCCGATAGCTGGTGGCCGGGCATCGAGCCCGACCAGGTGCGCAGTGAGATGCGGCTGGACGGTTCCATCACCGCCGATCGCCTGCGGGCCTCGCTGGTGGCTGCCATTTCGACAGTCAACGACGCGCTGCTGGCGTGGAAACAGGTGCAGAAGCTGGCCGGCTACACCAGCCTCGACCAGGTGCCAGCCGACAAGATCGACGGCACCTCACGCCAGGTGCTGCTCTACCGACGCGCCGTGGCCTGCTGCGCCGCGGCCGAAGTGGTCGAGCGCTACCGCAGCTTCGATGCGACCGACAGCGCGAACCAGCGCGCCGACGATCTGACCCCCTCGATCGACGAACTGCGCCGCGACCAGCGTTGGGCCATCCGCGACTTTCTCGGCGCCCGCCGCGTCACGGTGGAGCTCATCTGATGCAGGTCATCGCAGCCCAGGGCGACACCCTCGACGCGCTCTGCTACCGCTACCTCGGCACCACCGCCGACGTGGTCGAACAGGCGCTGGAGCTCAATCCCGGCCTGGCCGCGCTGGGTCCGATCCTGCCCCACGGAACCGCCGTGGTCCTACCCGACACCCCGCCAGCGGCCGGCACGCGCCAGCTGGTCCAGCTCTGGGACTGACCGTGACCGAGCCCGCGTCCACCACCGCCGCCACCTCGATGGCCGCCGCCGGCGTCAGCCTGGCCGCGCTCATGCCGAGCATGGACGGCAACGCGCTCGTGGGCGCCTTCGCGGGCGCCACGTTGTTCGCGGTGTCGGCGCACGCCCGACCCTTGTGGGAGCGGCTTGCCTACCTGGTGGTGAGCATGATCGGCGGCTACCTGGCAAGCGGCGAGCTGGTCGGCTGGGGCCTGAAGTCCAGCGGCTTGGCCGCATTCTTCGCCTCGGCCGTGATCGTGACCCTGACCCTGGCCGCCATCGAGCGTGCCAAGTCGATCGACCTGTTCAATTGGATCCGTCGCGGAGGGCCGCCCAGTGCGTGACCTCATCACCGTCCTGACCCTCGCCTTGAACGCCGGCATCTGCCTGCGCCTGCTGACCTACCGCAGCGGCCCAGAGACGCGTCATCGCCGCTCGGTGGGCGTGCTGGCCTGGGTGCTGATCGCCTCCACGGGCTGCAACGCCCTGCAGATCCTGACGGTGGGCTATGCCGCCCAGGGCAACGTCTGGCAGCTCGGCGTGCTGGCCGTGCTGCTGGTGCTCGCTTTCCGCGCCAACGGCAACGTGGCGCGCCTACTGAGGATGGAACGATGATCATCACGGATGACACGCTCGCCCGCGTCATGCAGGTGCCGGTGGCTCGCGTGCAGCGCTGGACGCCGCACGTCAACGCGTCGATGGACGAGTTCGGCATTTCCACCGTCAAACGGGCGGCCGGGTTCCTTGCGGAGGTCGGACACGAAAGCCTGAGCTTGTCGCGCACCGAGGAAAGCCTGGTCTACAGCACTGCCGAGCGCATCGTTACCGTCTTCCGGCGCTTCGACCTCAATGGCGATCGCAAGATTGACCAGGCCGAACTCGACTTCGCCAAACGCTTCATCCGGCAGCCCGAGGCACTGGCCAACTTCGCCTACGCCAATCGCGGCGGGAACGGCGACAGGGCCAGCGGCGACGGCTGGCGCTACCGTGGCCGTGGCCCGATGCAGATCACCCTACGCAACGGCTACGCGCGCGCAGGCGCCCGGCTCGGCCTGGATCTGGTCAGCGATCCCGACCTGCTGCTGGACCCGGCGCACGGCATGCGCGCCGCCGGCGCCTTCTGGAAGGACAACGGCCTGAACGCCTGGGCCGACGCCGGCGACGTGCTGGCCATGAGCCGTGGCGTGAACCTGGGCGACCCCCGCTCGAAGAAGACCCCGGAGGGCATGGAAGACCGCCGCACGCGGTTCCGCCGCGCCCTGGACATCCTCGGAGGCCAGTGATGCAACTCTCGCTCGATCCGCTGCGCCCCTACCTGGGCGCCCTCAAGTGGCTGGCGGCCGTGGCCATCCTGGTGACCTGGGCGTTCTACTGGCATGGCGTCGGCGCCGAGCAGTGGCGCGCAAAGTACACGGACGAGTACGCCGCGCACGCCGCCACCAAGGCGACCAACGCTGCCGTGCTGCAGGACCTGGCCGACAAGACCCGTGCGGTGGCCAAGAAAGCCGCGAGCGCCAGCAGCGCGCTGGCGCGCTATCGAACCTTCAACGATGAACGCTACGAAAAGGCGGTGCACGATGCGAAACAAGCTTCTGCTGATCTGCGTGCTGGCCTACGTGCCGGCGCTGTGCAGCTGCAGCCGTGGTGGCAGTGTGGTGCGCCCGGATCCGCCCAAGGTGACGCTGCAGACATTGCCAGTGGACAAGATGGCAGCGCCGAGCTTCGGTTCGCGGGCGCGATCGAGGATGTTTCAGACGGGGACTGGGCCGACGCCTGGATTGTCTGGCTCCAAGGTGAACTGAGCGCCACTCGCGAGCAGTTCAAAGCGGCCGGCTGCGCGGTCGAGGCGCAGCCGTGAAAAAAATCGGCACGCTGCGGGCCGCGCTCGAGTCCGCCGATCCCACCCTGGCGCGTGATCGCGACCGCCTGCTGGTGTTCGTGGACAACGGCAGCGTGGTGGCCACCGGCGCGCCCGGGCGGTCCTTCGAGTGGCGCTACACCGCCAACCTGATCGTGACCGACTTCGCCGGCGATCCCAACGTGCTGCTGCTGGCCGTGCTCGATTGGGCGCGGATCCACCAGAACGAACTACTGGATGCGCCCAGCCAGCGCGACCGCATCACCTTCGAGGTGGACGTACTGGCCAACGACAAGGTGGACCTGGACATCAAGCTGCCGCTCACCGAGCGTGTCATCGTCAGCAAGGATCCCGGTGGCTTCGACGTGATCGAGGTCGCGGACGAGCCCGCGCCTGTCTCCGAATGGATGCTCTGACCGCGCTCGAACAGTTCGCCGCGCCGCTGATCCGGCGCCTCGAACCGGCCGCCCGCGCCCGGCTGGCGCGCCGCATCGCGACAACCCTCCAGAAGTCCCAGCGCGACCGCATCGGGCAGCAGAAGGCCCCGGACGGCTCGCCTTACCCGCGCCGCAAGAACCAGAAGCGCCAGAAGGCTGGGCGGGTGCGCCGGCGCAAGATGTTCGCCAAGCTGCGTCAGTCCAAGCACCTCAAGGCGCGCGGCAACGCCAGCGAGGCGACCGTGATGTTCGTGCGCCGCGCCGCGGCGATCGCCCGTGTGCATCAGGACGGCCTGCTCGACCAGGTGCGCCGCGGCGGGCCGCGCGTGCGCTACGAACGGCGCGTGCTGCTCGGCTTCGCGCCCGATGATCGCCAGATGGTCCACGACGCGCTGCTGGCGCACCTGTCGGGCGAGTAGCAGCCCGCCTTACACCGCGACACGCTGGGCCACGCGCGCGCGCGACGTGAGAGTGGCCGCATGTCCACCTTCACCGCGATCGACCTATCCCGGCTGCCGGCGCCCAGCGTCGTCGAAGTGATCGACTACGAAGCGCTGCTGGCCGAGTACCTGGCCAGCCTGCGCCAGCTCGATCCCACGTTCGATGCGCTGGTGGAGTCGGAGCCGGCCTACAAGATCCTGCAGGTGGCCGCGTACCGGGAGATGCTGCTGCGCCAGCGCATCAACGACGCCGCCCGCGCCGTCATGCTGGCTTCGGCAACCGGTAGCGACCTGGACCAGTTGGCGGCCCTGCTGGGCGTGCAACGGCTGGTGCTGGACGCCGGCGACCCGACCCAAGGCGTTGACCCTACCCTTGAGCCGGATGAGGACTTCCGCCGCCGCATCCAGCTGGCGCCGGAGGGCTTCTCGGTCGCCGGTCCGGAGGGCGCCTACATCTACCACGCGCTCAGCGCCGATCCGCGCGTGCTGGACGCCAGCGCGAGCAGCCCCATACCCGACGACATCCGCGCCATCGTGTTCAACGTGCTGGCCGCGAACGGCGCCTCGGCGGCGATCACGAACGCGATGCATGCGGCGCTCGATGCGGCCACATGGCCGGGCACCGTCGTGATCTCTGTCCTGGCGCGCGCGGGCACTGGCGCGGCCGACGCCGACCTGATCGCCGATGTCGGCGCCGCCCTTGCGGCGGACGACGTGCGTCCGCTGACCGACCACGTGACGGTCCAGTCCGCGACGATCACGCCCTACCAGGTCACCGCGACCATCTACACCTTCGCCGGCCCTGATTCGTCGGTGGTCATGGCCGAGGCGCGCGCGCGCCTGCAGACCTACGTAGACGCTTCGCACCGCATGGGCCGCGACGTGACCATGTCCGGCCTGTATGCCGCCCTCCACACCGAGGGCGTGCAGCGGGTCGAGATCGAGAGCCCGGCCGGAGACCTGGTCATCCCGCGCAACGGCGCAGCCTACTGTACGGGCGTGACGCTCACGCACGGCGGCGTCGATGAGTAGCGCCACGCTGCTGCCGCCCAATGCCACGACCGCCGAGCGCAGCCTCGAAGCGGCCACCTCGCGCCTGGCAGACGTGCCGGTGCCCCTGCGTAGCCTGTGGAACGCCGACACCTGCCCCGCCGCCCTGCTGCCCTGGCTTGCCTGGGGCTTGGGCATCGACGCCTGGAAGGACTACTGGCCGGAGTACGTCAAGCGCGCGCGGATCCGCGCCGCCATCGACATCCAGCGCCGCAAGGGGACCGCCGAAAGCGTGCGCACCGTTGTGCAGTCCTTCGGCGGCGCGGTGGATCTGCGCGAGTGGCACCAGCAGCAGCCGCCGGGCGTGCCGCACACCTTCCAGATGGTCCTGACGGTCACTGGCCAGGGCGGCGCGGAAAGCACCGCCGGGTTCGTGGATGACGTCATCGCCGAGGTCGAGCGCACCAAGCCCGTCCGCTCCCACTTCACCTTCACCCAAGGCCTCGCGGCCGCTGCTGCGGTGGCCGTCGTGGCCGTCGCCCGCCCGGTGCTTTACCGGCAGATGCAGTTCACCTCCAGCTGAGCACACCGCCCATGGCAGGCTTCCAAATCCAAGTGACCGATGCCGGACGCGCCGCGCTGGTCAACGCCGAACACAACGGCACCCTGCCCGTGATGGTGGCCAGCGTGGGTGTGACCGCCAGCGCCTTCACCGCCACCGGGGCGACGCTCGCTGTGCCGAACGAGCTCAAGCGCCTGGCCACCATCTCCGGAGGGGCGGCTGCACCCGACACGCTGCACGTCACGATCCGCGACGACGGCGCCGACACCTACACGATGCGCGGCTTCGGCCTTTACCTCGCGGACGGCACGCTGTTCGCGGCCTATGGCCAGGCCGACCCGATCCTGCAGAAGTCGGCCCAGTCCACGCTGCTGCTCGCCGCCGACGTCACCTTCGCGGACATCGATGCGGAATCGTTGGTGTTCGGCGACACCGACTTCAGCGTGGCGCCCGCAACGACCGAGCGCCAGGGCATCGTGGAACTGGCCACCAGCGCGGAGGCTATCGCCGGCGCTGACGCTCAGCGCGCCGTGACGCCGAAGGCCGCAAAGGCCATGCTCGATGACCGCTTTGGTGCCGGCGCTCCCTCGGGCTTCGTGAAGGGCCTGCTGTCGCTGGCCACGGCCGCAATGATGCGCACCGCGCTGGAGCTGAAGAGCGCCGCGACCCGAGATGCGACAGACTTCGCTCCGGCCGCGCACACTCACACCGAGCTGCCCGCTGGCGTGTTGCTTCTGAGGCAGGGCGGCAACGAGGGCGGTGAGATCACCTTCCAGCGCGGCGAAACCGGCACTACGATCGATAACGATCCACGCATGGACCTGGTGGGCGACACGCTTCGATTCTTCGAGGGCGGGAACGTCCGATTCCAATTCAACATGGTAACCGGCGCGCTCACAGCGGCTAGTTTCGCCGGCCCCCTCACGGGAAACGCTTCAAGCGCCACAGCTCTGGCAGTTGCGCGCACGATTACGATTGGTGACACAGGCAAGGCGTTCGACGGCTCGGGCAATGTTTCATGGTCGTTTGCCGATATCGGGCTTGGCAGCGCGGCACGCATGACCTACACGCTAGCGGACTACGCCGCCCTAGCTGGACTGGCTACCGAAGCGGCCAGCACAAAGCAGCTCGCCGCGCTGCGTGACCGCGTAACTCCGATCGAGCGCGGCGGTACGGGCTCGTCCACAGCTTCAGTCGCACGTCAGAATCTCGGCCTGGGCTCAGCATCGACGTATAACACGGGGACCAGTGGCGCCGCGATTCCGCTTTTGAACGCTGAGGTCACTTGGGCTGGGGTTCAGCGATTTTCAGCCATTGACGCAACTGGCCCAGTTCGAGGTGCGTCGGGCGGAGTGGGTAAGGCTTTCATCATCGGCAACGATGCGTCCCTTTGGGACATCGACAGTGCAAACCGAGCGAATCTTCGCGGCGGATCGGACGAGAGCCTCGGAACGCTCTCCTTCGGCTCCTATAACAAGCAATACGTCGGCCGCGCCTCCGGGGCTCCAGCCATGGAGATCGGCGCGCTGGACGGCTACCTGCAGTATGCATTCGCTGGCACCTGGTCGTATCACTTTTTCGACACAACGCACGTCGCCTATGTCAAGAAATCCGGCGCCCACGCTTATTGGTGGCGCAAGAGTGATACGGGAATCTATGGGGGCGCCAACGAAGTCACGCTCATGGAGCTGGGTGACAGTGGGAATCTTTCAATCGCGGGCACCTGCACAGCTTCGGGAGGGTTTCAGCCATCATCGTCCCGTGAGCTGAAAACCGCGTTCCGCCCGAACCCCTACGGCCTCGCAGCGGTGCTGCGCCTCGAAACCACCCTGGGCAAGTACCGGAAGTGGTTCAACCCGGACGGGCGCGAGCGCGTCTTCCACATCGCGGAGAACATCGCCGAGGTCATGCCGCAGGTGGCTGCCGGCGACGGCATCGAAGCCACGCCGCCCGGCGCCGATGCGCCGCAGAAGTTCGGGGGCTACAGCATCGAGCAGATGCTGGCTGTCCACACCAAGGCCATCCAGGACCTGCACGCCATCGTGGTTGCCCAGGCCCGCCGTATCGCCACACTCGAAGGATCCACGCCATGACCAGCACCGGCAGTAACACGCGAATCCGCGCCATCACCAACGGCGTCCAGGCCGAGCGGATCGCGATCGAGACCCATATGTTCTACGACCCGCTCACCGGCGGCGCCAACGTCGTGTTCCAAGGGCAGGAGTTCCTCGAAGTCGCCGGCGAACTGACCCAGGCGCTCGACGGTCGCGAGGCGCTGCAGACCTCGCTCGCCGCGCTGGCCACGCGTCAGTTTCCCGCTGGCGTGGACCCGATCACCGGCGCCGACCTGTCGGACATCAGCGGTGCCGGCGTCACAATGATCCTCAAGGCCATCTACGACACCTTGCACAACGAGGAGCACGCGCAGGCGCCGGCGCCGGCTCCGTCCGAAGGCGAGTGATCGCGACGTGACTACCCTGTTCCGCAACAGCGCCGGAACCGACCTGGACGACGTCTTTGATCCCTACGTGCAGGGGACCAAGCCCGGCGCGACGGCTTTCCGCACCAGCGACGGCACCGACCTCAACCAGCGCTATGCGCCGCTGGCTTACGGCAGCCAAGCGGCCGCAACTGGCTTCCGCCTCGCAAACGGCTCGGATGTCAACACGCTGTGGGCCAAGAAGGGCACCGCATCCTACGCGCTGGGCTTCAACGGCAAGAGTTACAGCGCCACCGGCGCCAGGACGGGCTTGCACGGCGGCTCAACGGCAACGGTAGCGCTGACCATTCGCGCTGACGGAACATGGGAGGCGCGGGAAATTGGAACAACGGGCTCGGGCAATGTGGCTGGCTCGGGCCAGTGGCTTGTGGCCGGCGAGAGCGCTGCGGCATGCCAGGTGCGGTTCGAGTACACAGCGCAAGGCAACGGCTCATGGCACGTGACGCGGACCGCCGAAGGGTTCACGTCGCTGGGCAGCGATCAGAACATCACCGCTCAGGCTAGCGGCGCGGCGGAGGACGTATCCGGTGCCAGCGGGACGTTTACCTGCTACCTCAAACGGCCGAATGGCGTCGTCTCCGTCTCGACCTGCAATTGGACGGTCACCGCCAACTGAGCGGGCCCATGTAGAACGCCCCCGGACACTCCGCGCGGCATGCCCGCGCGCGCATGCCGCCGCAGCATGTCGGCATGTCCAGCGAGACGCCCCGCCACCTGTCCAACCTGATCCGCCTCGGCAATATCGCCGCGGTGGACCTGGCGGCGGCGCGCGTGCGCGTGGCCACCGGGCAGCTGACCACCGACTGGATCCCGTGGGTCGTGCATCGCGCCGGCACCACCGTGGCCTGGTCGGCGCCCAGCGTCGGCGAGCAGGTGCTGGTGCTGTGCCCTGAGGGCGACCCAGCCGGCGCCGTGGCGCTGTGCGGTTTGTACAGCGACGCGATCCCGGCGCCGTCGTCCAGCGCAGCGCAGACCGTCCTGGCCTTCCCCGATGGCGCGATCCTGCGCTACGACGCCGATGCGCATACGCTCGATGCGGTGCTGCCGGGCGGCGGCAAGGTCAACATCACGGCCGATGGCGGCATCACCCTCAATGGCCCGCTCACCGTCAACGGCCAGACCCAGATCAACGGCGACACGACGATCCAGGGCAAAGCCACCTCCTCCAGCGACGTAGTCGGCGGCGGGATCAGCCTGAAGGGCCACAAGCACAGCGGCGTGCAGTCCGGCGGTGCGCTCACAGGGGCGCCGCAATGAGGGGCATGGATGCCACCACCGGCGGCGTGATCGACGGCGCTGGCCACCTGGCGCAGTCCATCGGCGACATCCTCACCACGCCCATCAACAGCCGCGTGATGCGCCGCGACTACGGCTCGCTGCTGCCGGAGCTGATCGATGCGCCCTTCAACGATGCCACCCGCACGCTGCTGTACGGCGCCACCGCCGAGGCGTTGATGCGCTGGGAGCCGCGCATCCGCATCAAGCAGATGGCGTTGGCGCTCGGCGACACCCCCGGCCACTTCGTGCTCGACATCGAGGGTGAGCGTACCGACGTCACCCAAGGCAACAGCTACACCCGCCTCACCATCCCACTTCGCTACCGGTAACTGGAGAAGCCCATGGATTACCACCACGGCGTGCGCGTCATCGAGATCAACGACGGTACGCGTCCCATCCGCACCGTCTCCACCGCAGTGGTCGGCCTGGTAGCCACGGGCGATGCGGCCGACGCCACCCTGTTCCCGCTCAACAAGCCGGTGCTGATCACCGATGTCCTCGGCGCCGCCGGCAAGGCCGGTGCCACCGGCACGCTGCGCCAGGCCCTGCAGGCGATCGCGGATCAGACCAACCCGGTGACCGTCGTCGTTCGTGTGGAGGAAGCCGACGGCGTAGACCCGGCCGCGATCGAAGCCGCGCAGAACGCGGCGGTTATCGGCACGAAGGTGGGCGGCAACGCCACCGGCATGCAGGCGTTGCTCACCGCCGAGAGCCTGCTCGGCGTCAAGCCGCGCATTCTCGGCTGCCCCGGCCTGGACACCCAGCCGGTGGCCGCCGCGTTGGCCGTGATCGCCAAGAGCCTGCGTGGCATGGCCTACGTCAGCGCCGACGCCGCCACGACCGTGGCCGAGGCGGTGACCTATCGCGGCGAGTTCTCGGCGCGCGAGCTGATGATCATCTACCCGGACTTCCTGGCCTTCGACACCACGACCAAGGCCACCGTGTCCTCCTTCGCCACGGCCCGCGCCCTGGGCCTGCGCGCCAAGATCGACAAGGAACAGGGCTGGCACAAGAACCTCTCCAACGTGCCGGTGGCCGGCGTGACCGGGATCAGTCGCGGCATCCAGTTCGACCTGCAGGATCCGGCCACCGACGCTGGCGTGCTCAACGCTGGCGACGTGACCACGCTCATCCGCATGAACGGCTATCGCTTCTGGGGCAGCCGCACCTGCAGCGATGACCCGCTGTTCCAGTTCGAGACCGCCACGCGCACCGCGCAGATCCTCGCGGACACCATCGCCGAGGCCATGGCGGTGTACGTCGATGCGCCGATGCAGCCCCAGCGGATCAAGGACATCGTGGAATCCATCAACGCCAAGTGCCGCGAGCTGAAGGCCAGCGGCTACATCATCGGCGGCAGCGCCTGGTATGACCCCGAACTCAACACCAAGGCCACCCTGGCCGATGGCCAGCTGCGGATCGACTACGACTACACGCCGGTCCCGCCGCTGGAGCAACTGGGCCTCAACCAGCGCATCACCGACAGCTACCTGGCCAACTTCGCGTCGGCCATCTCGGCCTGACCGCCGCACACCGCCTTTCGCTGCGACCTGACCGCCGCCGCCCCGCACTGGAGACGCCATCATGGCCATGCCCCGCAAACTCAAGAACTTCAACGTCTTTTCCGATGGCGAGAGCTTCCTCGGCCAGGCCAAGACCATCACCTTGCCCGAGCTCAAGCGCGTGATGGAGTCCTGGCGCGGCGGCGGCATGAGCGGCCCGGTCAAGATCGACCTGGGCCAGGACGAGATCCAGCTCAAGGCCGTCTACGGCGGCCTGATGATCCAGGCGCTGCGGCAGTACGCCGCGGTGCGCCACGACGCGGTGCAGCTGCGCTTTGCCGGTGCCTACCAGCGCGACGACACCGGGGCCGTGGATGCGGTGGAGGTGGTCATTCGCGGCCGCCATGAAGGCCTGGAGTTCGGCGATGCCGAGGCGGGCAGCGACACCGAGCACACCGTTACCACCGCCTGCAGCTACTTCAAGCTGATGGTCAACAACCTGACCGTGATCGAGCTCGACCTGGTCAACGGCGTGGAGATCGTTGGCGGCGTCGATCGCCTCGAACAGGTCCGCCAGATCATCGGCGCCTGACCCATACCCCGAAGGGCGTTGAAGCCGGCGCCGCGCGGCGCACTGCGACGGATGGGAGCCTCAACCCGCCGAAGCGGTCGTCGCAGCAACCGGTCGAGCCATCCCCAGCGTTGAGGCTATGCCGGCGGGCAAGACCCCTCCGAAGCGGACAGCGGCCAGATCCGTCGCCCCCATGCATGTATGGGCGGAAGCGGCCGAAGTGCGACCGACGCCGGCATGGCGGAGCAGGTGGCGCATCCCACCCTTTCCCGGAGAGACCCCGTGTCGCAAGAACAGAACACCGCAAGGAAGACCGTCCACGTCCAGCTCGACACGCCGATCGTGCGCGGCGAGCAGTCCATCACCGCCCTGACGCTGCGCAAGCCTGCCAGCGGCGAGCTGCGCGGCCTGAAGCTGGTCGATCTGATCAACATGGACGTGACCGCGCTGATCACCCTGCTGCCGCGCATCAGCAGCCCCACGCTGACGGCCGCCGACGCCGCGGCGATGGATCTGCCGGACCTGACGCAGTGCGCGATCGAGGTGGCCTCTTTTTTCGTGACGCGGGCGCAGCTGGAGACCTTGGAATCCCCGCCCGCGTAGAGGACGCCATGGCCGACATCGCCGCCATCTTCCACTGGCAACCCGAGGCGATGGACCGGCTGGAAGTCGAAGAACTGATGGAGTGGCGCGAGCGCGCCCGGATACGCAGCGGCGCCCCGGAATGACCGGCGCCGCGCCTGGAGCCCGTGATGAGTGACGACATGCGCCTGCGCGTCCTGCTGGACGCCATCGACAAGGCCACGGGCCCCTTCCGCAAAGTGATGGCCGGCTCCAAGGGGCTGGCCGGCGCGCTGCGCGAGCAGCGCGAGATGCTCCGCAGCCTGCAGGCCCAGCAGCGCGATATCAGCGCGTTCCGCGAGCAGTCCGCCGCCCTGCAGAAGGCGAGTTCGGCCTACAAGGACCAGCGCGCAAAGGTGCGTGCCCTGGCGGCCGAGATGCGCGCGGCCGAGCATCCCAGCGAGGAGCTCGCCGAGCGCTTCGACGCGGCCACCAAGTCCGCCGGGCGCATGAAGTACGCGGTCCAGCAGCAGGAAAAGCGCGTGCAGGCGCTGCGCGCGCAACTGGGCAGCGCCGGGATCAGCACGCGCGAGCTCGGCAGCCATGAACAGCGCCTGCGGGCCCAGGTGACGGCCGCCACTACCGCGATTGATCAGCAGCAGAAGCGCCTGGCTGCGTTGGGCGCTGCGCAGCGGCGCGCCGAGGCGATGCAGAGCGGCGGGCTCAAGGCCACCGCCTGGGGCGCCGGCATGGCCCTGGGCGGCCGCCGCGTATTCGAGGCCTCGCTACTCCCGATCGACCGCGCCGTGACGTTCGAGTCGGCGATGGCAGACGTGCGCAAGGTGGTCAACTTCGACACGCCGCAGCAGTTCGCGCAGATGGGCCGCGACGTGCAGGACCTGTCGATGCGCCTGCCGATGCTGCCGCAGGAAATCGCCAAGATCGTGGCCGCTGCGGGCCAGGCGGGCGTACCACGCAAGGAGCTGCTGCGCTTCGCCGAGGACGCGACCAAGCTGGGCGTAGCCTTCGACACCACGGCGGAGGATGCCGGGCAGACCATGGCCACCTGGCGCACCGCGTTCCGGATGGGTCAGGACGAAGTCGTCACGCTCGCTGACAAGATCAATTACCTGGGCAACACCGGCCCGGCCAACGTCCAGAAGATCAGCGACGTGGTCAACCGCATTGGCGCGCTCGGCGACGTCGCCGGACTGAAGTCTGGGCCGCTGGCTGCGCTCGGCGCGACGGTCGCCGGCATGGGCATCGAGGCCGAGGTGTCGGCCACCGGCATCAAGAATCTGTTGCTCACGCTGAGCTCGGGCGACTCGGCGACCAAACGCCAGCGCCAGGCGTTCGCGGAGCTCGGCATCGACGCGCGCAAGATGGCCGAGTTCATGCAGCGCGACGCCAGCGGCGCGATCCTGTCGGTGCTCAACAAGCTGCGCCAGCTGCCCAAGGCCCAGCAGGCCGCGACCATGACCACGCTGTTCGGTCGCGAGTCCATCGGCGCGATCGCTCCGCTGCTGACCAACATGGAGCTGCTGCAGGCGAACCTGAAGAAGGTCACCGACGAACAGATCTACGGCGGGTCGATGGCCGCCGAATACGCCTCGCGCGTGGCCACCTCCGCCAATGCCATGCAGCTGGCCAAGAACACGGGCGAGGTGCTGGCCGCGACGCTGGGCGAGACGCTGCTGCCGGACATCAAGGCCACCTCGGAATCGGTGGCCCGGCTGGTCTCGCGCGTCGTGGCTTGGTCTCGCGCCCATCCGCAGCTGGCCCGCGCGGTCACGGTCAGCGCCGTCGCCGGCGCCGCGCTGCTGACCGTCCTGGGCGGCATCCTGACGATCGGCGGGCTGGCCGCGATGGGCGTTGGCCAGCTGACGGCGGCGTTCGCCACGCTCTCAGGCGGCGCCGGCCTCGGCGGGTTGGCGGCGCGCCTTGGGTCGATGGTGGGCGGCGTTTTCCCCGCGCTGTTCAACGTGGCCCGGGCGCTGGCCGTTGCCCTGGCCGGCGTCAGCGCGCCGGTGCTGCTGATCGGCGCGGCGGTCGGTGCCGTCGCCCTGCTGGTCTGGAAATACTGGGGCCCGATCAGCGCCTTCATGACCGGCATGTGGCAGGGCATCGTCGCGGCGGTCCGGCCGGCCATCGAGCAGCTGTTGGCGGCGCTGGCGCCGCTGGCGCCGGTGTGGGATGCCATCGCGCGTGCCGCCGGCGCGGTGTGGGGATGGATCAAACAGCTGTTCACCCCGTTCCAGGCCACCGCGCAGCAGCTGCAGGGCGCAACCGACGCCGGCCGCAGCTTCGGCGCGATCCTGGGCGGCGTGGTCGCCGCCGGTGTGCGGCAGCTGGTCAGCGTTGTGCAGCTGGTGACCGGCGCCTGGCAGGTGCTCACGGGCATCTTCAGCGGCGACGGCGACAAGATCCGCGCGGGCCTGTCCGTCATGTGGCAGTCGATCAGCGCGATGGTCGGCGGCTGGCCAGCGCGCATGCAGCAGATGGGCGCCGACCTGGTGTCCGGCTTGGTCAACGGCATCCGCTCGATGCTGGGCACCGCGCGGGACGCCGTCGCCGGCATCGGCAGCGGCGTGATCGACCGGTTCAAGGGCCTGTTGGGCATCCACAGCCCATCCCGCGTGTTCGCCGAGCTCGGCGGCTACACGATGCAGGGCCTCGCCCAAGGCCTCCAGCGCGGCCAGGGCGGCCCGCTGGACGCCGTGCAGGGTCTGGCCGGGCGGATGCGCCAGCTGGGCGCGGGCGCGGCCCTGGCGGCCGCCATGGCCCCTGCCGCCGCCATCGACACCCGGCCGCCGCTGGCCGGTGCCGGCGCCGCCGGCGGCGGCGCGGTGACCAACCACTACGAGATCCACATCCATGCCGCGCCCGGCATGGACCTGGAAGCGCTCGCGCGCGAGGTCCGGCGGCAGCTGGCCGACCACGAGCGCGCAAAGCAGGCGCGCGGCCGCTCCGCGCTCAACGACCGGGATTGACCCCATGCTGATGACCTTGGGCACCTTCGTGTTTTCGATTGACGCCGCCGCCTACGACCAGCTGCAGCGCAGCGTCGCTTGGCGCCATGCGCGCACCGATCGCGTCGGTGCGATCGCCGCCAGCCAGTACGTGGGCCCGGGCGAGGACACCATCGAGCTCTCCGGCGTGATCGCACCGCCGCTGACCGGTAGGCATGCCTCGCTGGACACCCTGCGCGAGATGGGCGACACCGGCCGGCCGTGGGCCCTGGTGTCCGGTACCGGGCGCGTCATCGGCCCCTACGCGATCACCACCCTGCGCGAGACCCGCACGCACTTCCTGGCCAATGGCCAGCCCAGGAAAGTGGAGTTCACGTTGTCGCTGGGGCGCGTGCCGGACGAAGCCATGCAGGTGGACCAGCGCATGGCGGGCGAGCCGACCCAGACCACGGCGAACGTGGCATGACCGACCGCCTCGGCTACCCCATCCCCGCGTGGAAGCTGGTGCTGGACGGCACCGATCTCACCAGCCGCGTGGCGCCGCGCCTGGTCGAACTCACGCTGGCCGAGTGCCGGGATGGTCAGGCCGACCAGCTGGACCTGCGGATCCACGACCACGACGGCGCGATGGCGCTGCCGCGCCGCGGTGTCACCCTCGCGCTGTCGCTGGGGTGGGCCGATCAGGGCCTGGTGGACAAGGGCACCTTCATCGTCGATGAAGTCGAGCACAGCGGCGCGCCGGACATCATCAGCGTGCGGGCGCGCAGCGCGCAGCTGACGGCCGAAATGCGCAACCGGCGCGAGCGCAGTTGGCACGACACCACGCTGGGCGCGGTCATCAAGACGGTGGCCAGCACCAACGGCCTGACGGCGAGCGTGGCGCCGAGCCTGGCAGCGCTCGCGCTGCGCCACCTCGACCAGGCCAATGAGAGCGACGTGGCGCTGCTCACGCGCCTGGGCAAGCGCTACGACGCCGTCGCGACCGTGAAGGCGGGCCGGCTGATCTTCGCGCCGATCGGCAGCGGCACCACACCCTCGGGCAAAGCGCTGCCGGCAACCTCGATCGTGCGCGCGGATGGAGACAACCACCGCTACAGCGCGGCCGACCGCGACAGCTACAGCGGCGTGCGCGCGTACTGGAACGATAAGAGGGGCGCGCGGCGCCAGTCAGTGCTCGCCGGCGCCGGCGGAAACGTCAAGGCGCTGCGCGAGACCTTTGCGACGCAGGCAACCGCGCAGGCGGAGGCCGAATCGGAGTGGAAGCGCGTCCAGCGCGGCACGGCCAAGCTGGACTTCACGCTGGCGCTGGGCCGGGCGGATGTCTATCCCGAGCAGCGCGTGCGCGTGACCGGCCTCAAACCGGAGATCGACGCGTTGACCTGGCTGATCGCCCGCGCCACCCACACCGTGACCGGCAGCGGTGGGTTCACCACCGCGCTGGAAATGGAAACCGCGATCGCCTGATCGCCTTGGCCAACGCCACCAGCGCACGCCGCGCCTTGCGCGATCGCAGCGCGGCGACCAGCGCGCTGGCGGCGAACAACCAGGCCGCCTGGCTCGCGTGCGTCGATGGCGCCAGCGGCGCGCTGGGCATCGCCAGGCACGTCTGCCACACCGCCAACGTCAGCAGCGACGACACCGCCGCGTGGCCGCCCCGACTCCGTTCCCTTGGTTGCACTGTTGCGCACGTGCTCCCCGCACCGCGCGCCGGACAGTCCATCGCGACATCCCCAGTGAACACCTGCCCGATCGTCGCGCCCTCGAACACGACCGCGCGACCGCAGCCGCATGCTTCCCTTCCAACTGCATCCCCCTGCACCGCCCACACCTCCTAGCAAGAAAGGCGGCCACCGCGGCCGCCTTGTGCATAGGACTTGCAGATCGCGTGCCGGTGTCAGCTGCGGGATTTGCGTTTCGGCGTCTTCAGCACGATCCGCTGACCGCGCAGGTCCACATCGCCGCTGAACTGCTGGCCGATCGTGGTTTCGGTGAACTGCGTTCGCGCCGGCGGCTGTAAGGGCGCGCCAGACAAGGCGGCGGCCGCTGCGGCGCGGGCGGGCGGCGACGCGCGGCGGTAGGCTTCGATCAGGTCGCGCTCGGCGGCGTTGCGAAACGCACCGTTCCCAGTGAGCACGTATTCGAGCTCAACTCCCAGGGCATGCGCCGCGATCAGATACGCGCCGCCGGGCAGGTGCGCGTCTTTCTCAAACGCCAATTGCGTGCGCTTCGTCACGCCGCATCCGGCGGCCATGGCGTCCTGGGTCAGGCCCAGACGATTCCTTTCCTCAAGTAGACGAGTTCCCACAGACACGCGCAAATTCCCTCTTGACAGTGGAAGTTAACTTCACCACGATTTGACACAGACTTTACAGCCGAGCTCTCACGGAATGAGCCCTTCCAACCGCAAGCCGAACGCAACACCCGTACCACTCAGGACGCCGGCGACCGCACGCCAGTGGCTGCGCGATCAGGGCATCACCGTCGTGGCCTTCGCCAAGCAACATGGTCTGAGCCGTGATGCCGTGACCGATGTCCTTCGCGGGACCAGCAAGGGCAACTACGGCGAAGCGCATCAGGCCGCAGTCGCACTTGGCATCAAGCCATCCCCGGATTCTGGCACAAAGTCCCGCAGGCGAAAGCCAACGGTGACCCAATGAGCGCGCAGCCTGGCCATCGCGTTGTCTTCTCTTGCGAGGCCTGCGGGCATGCGTTGAAGAAGCGCACCAGCAGCCTGGAGCACCGCTTCCTGCGCAAGGACGTCTACGTCTGCGAGAACCCGCTGTGCGGCGCGAGCTACAGCGGTCACTCCGAATTGACCGGCATCGCCAGCCCCAGCGGCGTGCCGGAAGCAAACCCGAGCGAGCTTCCGCCAACGCCGGGTTTCGAGCGCGCCAAGCTGCAGCAGGCGTGGAAAGAGAGCCGCGGCGACAGCCAACTGGACCTGCTCTCGACGAGCAACGGCGCGTAGCGCGAATCACCAACGCCCAGGGGGGGCGAACGATCAATGGATGCAAGCAACGACCTGGTGGCCCTGCCGCCAGCGCAGAAGAAGTGCCTGCTGGCCGCCGCGTTCGCCGGCGGACTGGTGCTGAAAAAGGCCGGCTATGTCGGCTGCGACGTGATCCAGGCGCGCAAGCACGGCGCCCACGGTGGCCATCCAGGCAGCATCGTGGGCCGACTGCGAGCCCGTGGCCTGGTCACCCTGTCCTACAACGCCGAACGCGCCGCGGTGACGCCTGCAGGGCTGCTGGCGGCCACCGCGCTGCGCGAGGTGCTGGCGTGAGGCGGCCACACCAGATGTACCGCGATGGCTGGGCCTCGGCGATGGAGCCGGCCCTGGTCAACGCGCCAAGCCGCGTCGAGCACGTGTCCAAGGCGCAGAAACAACGCGAGGCCGATGCGCTGCGCTCGTCCGTTGAGGCACATATCGCGGCGGGCGGCGCCTATCACCGGCTGCCGACCACCGTCCGCCGTGCAGAGGCCGCATGAACGCCCAGGCTGTGCGTGAGCCGCTAGTTGCGCAGGGCGACGCCGAGCGCGGCCTTCGCGATTTCGAGGTCTTCCTTGGCCTGCTTTTCGGCGGCCTGGGCCGCCTTCAGCTGCGCCTTCGCGTCAGCCCAGACCGCTTCGGCCGCGTCCCGACGCGCCAGCGCGGTTTCCACGTCGCTGCCGGCCATCCAGCCGCACACGCGCGCAACATCGTCGAGGTTGCCGCTCACGATCCCATCAGTGCAGGCGTAGAGGATCGACAGCCGGTGCTTGCAGTTCTTGCCACCCATGCGGCTGCCCGGGCAGCTGCACCGGCCAGTGATGTTGTCGCCCTCGCGGGTGAACACCACCACATAGGGATCCTCCGCCGTGCCCTGCACTCTGAACTCGACCCGTTCCATGTCCGCCTCCGCTCCTGCGTGTCGGATGCACGTTACAAGGCCGGCTCAGTTCCCGCAAATTCCCGCAAATTCCCCTTGACAGTCGGGGCGCGCGGGAGCAACCATTCACCCGTCGCCGCACATTCGGCGACCGGGTTTGGCGACCCGAGGTTCAGCGGCGAAAGCCGCATCGAGCATGCTCTGCGGCTTTTTTCACGCCTGTGTGGCCCTAGTTCTATGGGCGGCCGGGCGGGGAGGCCGCGAGGCCTGCCGGCGCTGACCCGGTTCGCCAACCCCGTCCGGTCGTCCACCCCGTTTGGCGACGTGGTGGGCGGTTCGATCCCTCGAATCGGAGTCAGCACCATGTCCCACGACACCCAAGGTGCGCCCGCGCCCAACGGCGCGCGCCACATCGCTTTCATCTTCGGCCAGATCGCCGACACCCTGGATTGGACCCACGAAGCCTGGCAGGCGCTGATCGCGCGCCTGACGGCCGGCGGCCAAGCGGCCACCGACCTCACCCTGGGCGAGATCCTCAACGCCATCACCGCCACGATCACCGAGCAGGCCGGGGGTGGCGCATGAAGACCAGCATCACCCTGACCATCGACACCAGCAGCCTGACCATGCTGGATGACAAGTACCTGGCCGCAATGTGGCACGCGGCCCAGCTCAATCCGGCTCCGATCGAGGATGCCGACGCTGGCTACCTGGCCGAAAGCCTCGGTCGCGAGATCATCCGCCGCTTCCTCTCCAACACCCCGCCGCTGCTGTGGGACCACCAGGGGCACCACGCCTACTCCTGCCAGCTGCAGGATCTGAAGGCCCGCTTGACCGACCAATCGCCGCCGATCGCGCTCGCAGACGCGAACAAGGAACTGCTCGACTGTCTCCGGGCCGTAGTAGACATCGCCGAAGGCTCGGCGCCCATGGCGCTGGGTGTGGTGCGCCACGCGCGCACCCTGCTCAGCAACGCGCAGGAGGCCCGCTAACCATGGCCGCCCCTGTCGAACTGAACACCCTGGTCCCCGGCGTCCTGCTGCGCGTGAGCCGCGACAAGCACTGCCTGTTCGCCTCGCATGTCCATGCCGAGACGCAGCTTGTGCTGATGATCACCAGCGCGCTCCCTCAGCAGCTGCGGCGCGCAGGCGCGAACGCGGTGCAGCTGGGCACGCTACTGCTGTTGCTGGCCGCCGGCGAGGTGGAGCGCCTGCTGGCGTGGCGTGCCGAAGCATTCGCCAAGGAGGTGCGCTGATGGCCGACCAAGCGAACGGCAACGGCGGCGGCCGCGCTCCGCGCAGCATCAAGGAGGCCGGGCAGCTGATTGAGCACGCCGACTACGAGCGGCTGTGGAACTGCTACCACGCAATCAAGCTCCTGGCCGGCATCAACAACGAGTTGGCCAGCGCATCGAGCATCACCCACGACGACACCGCCGCGGTGGCGATCTACGCCCGCGACGAGCTCCTGGCCGTGCTCAAGGCCAGCAAGCTGGAAGGCGAATCTTGATTTAACGCAGCACCCCAGCACGTGCGGCGCGGCAACGCCGCGCGTGCTGGTTCCAACGAAGCTCGGGAGAGAGCCATGCAGTTTCACCGTTCCACATCACTGGCGGCAGGTTGACCCATGCGGGAAGACCTGCGCGACCAGGTGCTACAGCGCATCCAGGCCGACTACGGCCTGAAACAGCGCCCCGGCACCGAATACATGCGCGGGGGCAAATGCCCGTCGTGCGGTAAGAAAGAGCTCTACACCAGCTTCGCCAAGCCGTGGGTGCTGCGCTGCGGCCGCCAGGGCAAGTGCGGGCGCGAGATCCACGTCAAAGACCTCTACGACGACCTGTTCGAGGACTGGGGCAAGCGCTTCCAGCAGACGCAGGCGGCGCCCAACGCCGCGGCCGATGCCTACCTGCAGTCCTCGCGTGGCTTCGACCTGACAGGCCTGCGCGGGCTGTACACGCAGGAGAACTACTTCGACCCCAAGACGCGCCAGGGCTCAGCCACGGTGCGCTTCGGCCTGGACAAGGGCGGATGGTGGGAGCGGCTGATCGATCGGCCGAACCGCTTCGGCAAGATGAAAGCGCGCTTCCAGCCGGGCGCCAGCTATGCCGGTGTGTGGTGGGCGACGCCGGCGGTGAAGGAGCAGCTGGCCACGTGCGCCGAGGTGTGGATCGTCGAGGGCATCTTCGATGCGATCGCCCATCTGCAGCACGGCAACGTGGCAGTGTCGGCGATGTCCAGCAACCAGTTCCCGGACACGTCGCTGCGCGAGCTGGTGCGGCAGCGCGCTGGCAACCTGCCCACCCTGATCTGGGCGCCGGACAACGAACCCAGTGCCCGTGGCTACCTGCGCAAGCACATCGCCAGGGCCCGGGCACTGGGCTTCGGTGAGCAGCGGGCCGCGCTGATCCCCCAGGCCGGCCGCAAGGTCGATTGGAACGACCTGCATCTGCGCGCCACGGCGCACAGCGAGGCCGAAGCGGCCGCCAAGCAATGGGCCGATGACCTGGCTGCCGCCCGCTACGAAGGCGACCTGTTGCTGGCGCGCAGCGCCAAGGAAAAGGCGCTGTTGATGTTCAACCGCCGGCCCGAGCGGCACGAGTTCCACCTGGAATTCGCCTCGCGCATGTGGTGGTTCGACTATGACGCCGCGCGCTATGAGAAGGCGCGGAAGGAGTACATGAGCCAACACGGTGAGGACGAGCTCGACGATGCCGCCATCGCCAAGCTGCAGGCCGCATCGGCCAGCGTGCGCGAGATCGCCAACTGCTACCCCGAAGCGCTCTACTTCCAGCGCAACGAGGTCACCGACGAAAGCTGGTACTTCTTCCGCGTGGACTTCCCCCACGACGCGCCCAGCGTAAAGGGCACCTTTACTTCGTCGCAGACCCTCAACGGCCCGGCCTTCCGCGACCGCCTGGCCAGCTTCGCCCCCGGCGCGGTGTTCGACGGCACGCCCAGCGAGCTGATCCACGTGATGAAGGACCAGCTGTTCAACATCAAGAAGGTCGATTCGATCGACTTCGTGGGCTACAGCAAGGAGCACCGGGCCTATCTGCTGGGCGACATCGCCGTGCGCGAGGGCGAGCTGGTCAAGGCCAACGAAGAGGACTATTTCGAGTTCGAGAAGCTGCGGCTGAAGACCACCCAGAAGTCTATCCGCCTCGACATCCAGACCGACCCGGACCTGTACCGCACCGACTGGCTGCCCTGGCTGTGGACGTGCTTCGGCACGCACGGGCTCACCGCGCTGGTGTTCTACTTCGGCTCTCTGTTCGCCGAGCAGATCCGCGCCAGCCACAAGAGCTTCCCCTTCCTTGAGGCCACGGGCGAAGCCGGCGCCGGCAAGACCACGCTGCTGACCTTCCTGTGGAAACTGCTGGGTCGCAGCGACTACGAAGGCTTCGACCCGGCCAAGTCCTCGCGCGCCGGCCGTGCCCGCGCCATGGGCCAAATCTCTGGCATGCCGGTGGTCCTGCTCGAAGGCGACCGCGACAGCCCCGACAAGGCGCATGCCAAGAGCTTCGAGTGGGACGAGCTCAAGGACTTCTTCGGCGGCGGCACGCTGGCCACGCGCGGCGTGCGCAACGGCGGCAACGACACCTACGAGCCGCCCTTTCGCGGCACGATCGTGATCAGTCAGAACGCGGCGGTCGATGCCAGCGAGGCGATCCTGACCCGCATCGTGAAGCTGCACTTCAAGCGGCCCAACGTCACGACCGACAGCCGGATCGCAGCCGACAACCTCAACGGCCTGCAGGTGGAGGCGCTCAGCCACTTCCTGATCCGGGCGATTCGCGCCGAAAGGGCGGTGCTGGACAAGTTCGCCGAGCGAGTGAAGGTCTACGAGGCGGGGCTGCGCGAGAAGAAGGACATCCGCCTGGAGCGCGTGATCAAGAACCACGCCCAGATGCTGGCCCTGCTGGACTGCCTGCGCCTGGTGGTGGACCTGCCGGCGGACATGATCGAGCAGACCCGGCAGGCCATGGTGGACATGGCGCTGGAGCGGCAGCAGGCGATCAGCGCCGACCATCCGCAGGTGACCGAGTTCTGGGAAGTGTTCGAGTACCTGGAAGGCCTCAACGGCCGCCCGATGGTCAACCACGCGCGCGACCCGAAGATGATCGCGATCAACCTCAACGAGTTCGCCGCGCGGGCCGCGCAGTACTCGCAGCGCATCGCCGATCTACCCACGTTGCGCGCCCTGCTGCGCAACTCGCGGCGCTACAAGTTCATCGACGCCAACCGCGCCGTGAACAGCAACATCCGAGGGCGCGACCCCGACAACGACATGGGTCCACCGCTGGATCCACAGATCGTCAAGTGCTGGGTGTTCCAACGATGAACACCCGTTTCCACCACCGGGCGATGCCCGGAAACAACCGGCCCGGCGGGCGGCGCGGCAACGCCGCCCCAAGGCCATCCACCAACGAAGCTCAGGAGAGAGCCATGCAAGAGATGTCCGGAGATTGCACCGTCAACGCCGCATGTCCGCTGGATTCCAGCACCGGACCAGGCGCGGAGGCTAGCACGGGTGCGGGAGATTTGGGGTTTAAGGGGGATGACAGCGCCCCGTTCAGCGCGGGCGTGAGGATCCAGATCACCCACAACCAGGTCACGATCGAGGCCACCCTGGATCTCGGCCACCGGGTCACGGTGTCCCGCACCTGGCAGCGCCGCAACGGCTCGCGCACCGGCTGGGTGCTGGTGGGCCACGACAGCGAGTTCATCAGCGAGGAAGACCAGCTCTCGGTCGAACTGGCCACCTTCCTGGACGGCCTCGACTTCCCATACGCCGTCGCCAACATGCTGCCGGGCAAGCGTGCGAGCGCCCAGGCGATCGCGGCGGCCGCCGAAGCGCTGGAGGTGGCCCATGCTTGACCTGGTCATCCTCCTGGTCCTGCCGCCGTTCGGCGGCGCCCTGATCCACCGCCTGTGGGTCAACCGGCCCCGTGCCCGCACCTACGGCGGCACCGCCGTGGGGCAAGTGCCGGTCTCGCTGCGCCGTCGCCGCACCATGGCTGTGCGCGTGGGAGGTGCGGCATGAAGCTGTGGCAGCTGTTCGACGCGCGCAAGCGCGCTCTGGTTGCCGGGGAGGCCGCAGAGGTTGCCCGTCTGGACAGGCTTATAGAGGCGCGCGTCGCGCTGATCGGGGGTGCGGCATGAAGACCCGCTACTTCATCGCGCCGATCGGCTCGCCGCTGCACATCGAGCTCGATCGCCTCAGCAAGGTGCGCAAAGCCGCGGCGGCCAAGATCCGCGCCTTCCTGAAAGCCGAGGGCTGCAGCCAGATCTATGGCACTTCGCCGGAGACCTATCTGTTCGACTTCCAGACCATGGACCAGGTAGACCTGGTGAAGTGGGCGAAGGTGGAAGTCCGCCGGCGCGGCTTCAAGACGATCTACTTCCGGCCCAAGCGCAACACGCCCGAGGGCAAGGCATTGGCGGCGCGGATCAATGCGCTCCCGCAGTGTCCAGCGCTCGGCAGCGCGCTCAACGTGATCCCGGGCCTGCGGGAAGGCACCCCGATGGCGATGGACGGTAGCCACGTCTACTTCCCCACGCTGCGCTACTACAACCCCAAGTCCAAGCTGGCCGTCGTGACCGTCCCGGTCATCGAGGTCGAAGCCAAGACGTTGGCCGCCTACGCGAAACAGGCGGCATCGAAGAAGCGGCACAGCTGGAACACCTACATGGACGCCGCGCTGTGGCAGCCGCCGGAGTGGCTGACCGAGGCCAAGGAATGGGAGGTGCTGAAGGCCATCGATGAAGACGGCGACGCCACGGGGGTGCAGCATGGCTAAGTCCATCGTGCTGTACGGCCCGGCCGGTTCCGGAAAGACCAAGCTGGCGCCCGCGATCGCCAGCTGCCTGGGCCTGACCCAGGTGGTGGAGGTGGAGCGCATGGCCGCCGGCGCCGTGCTCCACGTCGAAGGCGTCCTGTACGTCGCCCAGGATGCCGGGATCGCGCTCGACGTCGCCGAACTGCTGGGCGCCTCGGCGCCCCTGCACATCCGCGACGCGGCGGGCCTGGCTGATCAGTTGCCCATCGCCAGGACCGCGGCCACTGAGCCCGCGCCTGTGGCGCCCAATGAGCTGCTGGTGATCGCCCAGCGCGTCGCCAGCGGCGTGGCCACGGCGACCGACGCCCGCCGCATCCGCGACCTGGCCGAGCAGCTGGCCAGCCTGCCCCAACCGCTCGGCAATGGCCCGGTGTGGTTCGGGTACGACCCGGGCCACGGGCAGGATATGGCCGCCGTGCAGGAGGTGGCCCATGGCTGAGTTCGAGATCCGCCACGCCAGCCTGTTCTCCGGCCTGGGCGGCGGCAGCAAGGGATTCAACGACGCGCGCCCGGACATCGGTGCCGCACGGGCACGGTTCCGATGCATCGGCGGCATAGACAGCGACGCCGCGGCGATCCGCGACTTCGAGCGCCTGACCGGCTCCAAGGGCACGGTGCTGGACCTGTTTGACCGCGACCAGTACCGGGCCTTCCACGGTGCCGAGCCGCCGGCGGACTGGGCTGAGGCCAACACCGCCGATATCCACCGCGCGTTCGGCGGCGAGCGCCCGCACATCGTGTTCCTGTCCGCCCCGTGCAAGGGCTTCAGCGGTCTGATGTCCGAAAGCAAGAGCCAGACGTTGAAGTACCAGGCCCTCAACCGTCTCACCCTGCGTGGCATGTGGCTGGTGCTGGAGGCCTACAAGGACGATCCGATCGAGATGTTCGTGTTCGAGAACGTCCCGCTTATTGCCAACCGCGGCCGGCACCTGCTGGACCAGATCGGCGCGCTGCTTCGCCACTACGGGTACGTGGTGGCCGAAACCACCCATGACTGCGGCGAGCTGGGCGGCTTGGCGCAGAGCCGCAAGCGCTTCCTGCTGGTGGCCCGCCACGCCGAGAAGATTCCGCCCTTCTTGTACGAGCCGGTGCGGCGGCCGCTGCGGAGCGTGGGCGAGGTGCTAGGCCGCATGGCCATGCCCGGCGACATCGCCGCCGCCGGCCCCATGCACCGGGTGCCGGCGCTGCAGTGGAAGACCTGGGTGCGCCTGGCGTTTGTCCAGGCCGGCAGCGACTGGCGCAGCCTGAACCGGCTGGAGGTCGAGGACGGACGCCTGCGCGATTACCTGATCGTGCCCGACTACCACGCCGGATTCTGCGGAGTGAAGCGGTGGGATGAGCCAGCCGGCACGGTCGCTGGCAACAGCCTGCCGTCCAACGGTGCGTTCAGCGTGGCCGACCCGCGCGCCGCCGCCGGCGCGGCGCAGTACCAGCAGTACGGCGTGCTGGGGATGGCCGACACCGCCGGCGCCGTGATCGGGGTGAAGTCGCCCGGCCAAGGCACTTTCAGCGTGGCGGATCCTCGGCATCACGGGCCGGCCAAGCACAACGACCAGTTCCGCATCGTGCGCTGGGATCGCTGCGCCGGGACCGTCACCAGTGCCCACGGCAGCGCCGCGTGCGTGCAGGATCCGCGCCGCGAGGGCCCAGCGTTCGCGAAGTACCCGGTGACCGGTTGGGAGGAAGCCAGCCGCACAGTCATCAGCGGCAGCACGACCGGTCAGGGCGCGTTCGCCGTAGCCGACCCGCGACCGCGCAACCAGCGCGCCAAGGGCGACGCCTATGTGACCAACGGTCACTACGGCGTGGTGCCATGGGACGCCAGCAGTGGTGCCGTGAGCAGCTCCGCTGGGCACGACAACGGGCATTTCAGCGTCGCCGACCCCCGGCTGCCCGCGGCAACCGACAAACTGGTGTGCGTGATCCGCGCCGAGGACGACACCTGGCACCGGCCGTTCACCACGCTGGAGCTGGCGGCGCTGCAGTCGCTGGTCGATCCGGAGGAGAAGCTGGAGCTAGACGGCTTGTCCGACCAGGCCTGGCGCGAGCGCATCGGCAACGCCGTGCCGCCCGCCGCCGCGCGCGCGATCGCCGAGGAAATGGGTCGCACGCTTCTGTTGGCCTGGACCGGCCAGACCTTCGCCCTGGGCAGCACGCCCATCTGGGTGCGTGACGTGGCGATCGCTATGACGATGCCGGAGGTGGCTCATGCCGGTGTACGTTGACAGCATGCGCGCACGCTACGGGCGGATGGTGATGTGCCACATGGTGGCCGACACCGACGTGGAGCTGCATCGCATGGCTTTCATGATCGGGGTGTCTCGCCGTTGGTTTCAGAACCCCGGCGAACCAGGGCGGCACTACGACATCTGCCTGTCCAAGCGATCGATGGCGGTGAATTTGGGCGCCATCGAGATCACCTGGCGGCAGACAGGGCTCATGGTCATCCGCCGTCGCGTCACCGGTGAAATGGGAGCGCCTGCTGAGGCCCAGGCCTGGTTCGACCAACACGCCGCCGATAAGCGACAGGTGGTGGCGCCATGACCCAGCGTGAGATCAAGCACCACAGCGTGATTCCAGGCTGCAGGGAGGGCCACCCGGCCCGCCTGATGCTCGACGCCCGCCGTTGCCTCAACGGCGGACCAGGCGGGCACTTCGTGGAATGTCGCTGCAGGGCTTCGGCGCGCTTCGCCGACGCCGGCGACGCGTTGCGCGACTGGAGCCGCGTCAACGGAAAGCGCGCGCCGCGCACGGCCGCGCCGGCGGACAACATCGTCCAGCTCGACCTGCTGCGGAAGGGAGGCGCTTGATGCACGCTCAAGGCGAGCCGGGCGCGGACACGTCTGGCAGCGCGCACCGCCTGCAGGAGGAGGCGCGCCACCTCCTGCGCTGCGGCTACACCAGCGCGGCGAAGGTCGATGTCTTGATCGAGCGCGTGACGGTCGAGCGGGGCAAGGCGGCCGCGGAGCGGCTGCGCGAGGCCATGCGCCAACAGTGGAAGATCCGCGCCACCTGGTGGCGGGGAGCGGTGGCGTGAGCCGCGGACAAGGCGGCGTCGCGACGTTCTGGATGCTGTTCGGCCAGTACGGACCGACGATGACGATCGAGCAGCTGCGCGACGCCTACTTCCCGCAGGCCACGCTCAAGACCATGGCCAACAAGCACAGCGCCAGGCTGCTACCGCGACGCACAGGCCAGGTCTACGACACCCGCGACGTGGCGGATTGGTGGGACGAGCAACGACAATCCAAAGCCGGTTGA